ATATCACTCAGGATCCGATTGGGCTGAAGGGGGGATGGAATTTTTATCAGTATCCGTTGAATCCAGTTACGAATACAGATCCTCTGGGGTTAGAAGTTTTTCCTAGACCATTCCCCTTGCCAATTCCATGGCCCAAAAGCCCTGCACAGCAGCAAGCAGATGATAATGCTGCAAAAGCATTGACAAAATGGTGGAACGATACAGCATCACAAAGAATATTTGACTCTCTAATATTGAATAATCCGGGACTAGCATTAGATATAACAATGATAGCTTCTCGTGGAAATGTTGCAGACACAGGGATAACTGATCGTGTCAATGACATAATAAATGACAGATTCTGGAGTGATGGGAAAAAACCCGACAGATGTGACGTACTTCAGGAACTAATTGATTGTGGTGATATTAGTGCTAAAGATGCAAAAAGCACACAGAAAGCCTGGAATTGTCGTCACTCCAGACAGTCAAACGATAAAAAAAGATAGCCCTTGTGGAGGTTCCTGCAATGTCAAATACATACCAGAAAAGAAAGGCAAGTAAAGAGTATGGTTTATATAATAAATGTAAGAAACTAAATGATGATGAATTATTTCGCTTACTTGATGATCGCAATTCCTTGAAAAGGATTTCATCTGCCAGAGTATTACAGTTAAGAGGGGGGCAAGACGCTGTTAGATTGGCAATTGAATTCTGCACTGACAAAAATTATATCCGTAGAGATATCGGAGCATTTATACTCGGGCAAATAT